TTCACACCATCCATGTGCCGCTTCCATGTTGCGTTTTCATCCGCATTCATGCTGCGCTTTTCGTTGTCAGCCTTGTCTACCAAGGTTCGAGCCTGACCAATCAGATCCGCGCGTTGTTGCCGTAGTTCTCTTACTCTTTCATTCATTTACTTTCCCTCCATCTCCATCAAATCCAACATCCGCAACTTCAACTCATTTTCATAAAGTCGAGAGCCACTCCTAGAATCAAATACTTCCTGCGCCGATCGAGCCGATGCAACGCTCTGCGGATAGGCCGGAATCGTCACCGGGCAAACCTCAAACAAGTCTGCCTCAATTACTGTCCGTACAGCCATATCCGGATCCGTTTCATCCCATTCTTCCTTTTTCGCCCGGAAGATAAATGAACTTCCCCGAACATCGCCCCGTTCGATCGTCTCGATGTGTCTTTCCGCCCAGGTCGGCGGATCGATCTCATACCGAAGTCCAATCTCATCCTCGACCACCGTCAAGGTACCAGGTGTTCTTCCCAAAACTTCTTCCATTCGATGCTGCCATGTAGCCACAACCTCCTGATCCTGAAGAGACTTCAAAAAAGCACCCTTTCGGAATTGTTCCTGGAACAAACCCCAGATAGGATTCGACCGTTGGTCCCACTTCACCGCGTAACCAACAATCTTTTTCATCTTTCCTTCTTCACTTCCCCGGAGCTCAACACTCGGCAAAAGCACATTATTTCTCTGTTCCCGTTCCTGGCTTTTCACCAGTCTCACCTCCCTTGAGAATTTGCTTCACTGGTGTCATGTTGCCGTTGATCAGGTACTCATCAAGACCTTCTCTCGGTTCCATGTTCTCCAGCTTTCTCACATCGTTCCCGCTCATCCATCCGTCATTGACCGCCAGATGATAGCCTTCGTATCGCGTTTTGATATCTCCGCGAAGAAGACCGTCCACGTTGAACTCAATCAAATACTTCCTTCTCTCGACTTTCGTCAAGAGTGATCGATACATCGCCTGTTCCCAACGAACCAGCCATGGACGAATCGTATGCTTCACATAGGAAATATCCTGGTGCTCGATGTTGGAGAAGGTCGCCTTGTCCATAATGCCAATCATGTGCTGCGGCACCCGGTAGATCCGCGCGATCTCCTCAAGCTGAAACTTCCTTGTCTCAAGAAATTGCGCGTCCTTTTGTGGGATCCCTATCTGCTTGTACTGCATGCCCTCTTCCAGGATGGCAAGCCGATGTGAATTCTCTAATCCCTGGTGCATCTCATTCCAGGAAGATCGAAGATTGTTCTGTGCTTCCTTGCCCAAGACTTTTGGATGCTCCAGGACACCGCCAGGTGTCGCATTGTTTCCAAAGAACCTGGATCCAAATTCCTCAGCTGAAAGCCCCAGTCCAATTGCTTCCCTGGCCAAGCCAATCGGAGACAAACCTGTAAGTCCATCCAAAGTAAGTCCGACCAAGTGCAGCACATTGTCCGCCGGCAATAAAACCTGCTTCCCATTCGGAAGCGACACCCGATATCGAATCCTTCTGGTCCCCGGTTCCCGCTCCATAATGGTTGTCGATGGATTCAAGGGCCAAAGAGCCTTTGGATATCCATCCTTTCCCCACTGAATCTCAGCATAGGCATTCCCCCATAAAAGCAGATGCGTCTGCATCATCGATCGGAAGGATGCGGAAGTCATTTCTGAATTTGGCTTGTCGTGCAAAATTTCATACAGCGGATGGTCCCTGGCCTTGCTTCTCGTCTCTTGATTCTTCTCATAGACAAACAGCGGAATGGATGCGATAGTATCGCTGATCACATTGACACATGAAAGCACTGCTGAATAGGTCAGTGCTGTGGACTCCGTGACCACCTTTCCCGTATAACTTTGCAATCCCCCGGACAAAAAACTGATGGTTGATGCCGAAGGATTGGCTATCGAATCCCCGCGCTTCTCTACAAGCTTCCCGAAAAACCCCATTTACTTATCACCTCCTCGCCAATAGAAAACTGAATCCCATCACCAAAACACCCGCCACAATGTATGCAGCGGGTATTGATATGAGATGGATCCCATAGATCAGCAGGCCCATGCCCGATACTAAAAACAGATCGTCCAAGTGACTTGCTAGCCCCTCACCGATCCGTCTGATTCCTCTTATCAACTTTTTCATAAAATCGCCAAACCTCTCTCTGAATAAACACTTCGTGATTCATTTTCGTATGGCCGAAGAATCGCTCGAACATGACTAATGACCAAGGCAACCGCTGGGTCGATGCGGTACTGCGCTTTCGACTTGTCCAGTTTGATATTGCCGGCCGGATCCGATACGGCAACCGCGTTGCTAATGGCCCAGGACAATACCGGATTTTCATTGTGTATGAGCTTGGTCTGAAGCACCAGCTTGAAAACATCCTTTGTCGGTTCGGACAGAGTCTTGTATCCTTGCCTCACTTCCACACAAATGAATCCTTCATTGGTCAAGGTGTTAGCCATTTGGGTTGCATTCCATGGATCATAGCAGATCTCCTTGATGTCCCAGATCTCCGCCTTGGTCATGATGTAGGATATGATCCAGTCATAATCCACTACGGCACCCGGTGTAAATGTCAAATAGCCCTGCTTCTCCCATAGGCGATACGGCACCTTGTCACGCTTGGTTTTCTCATCTACCTTGTCCTCCGGAATAAAGGAATGACTGTGAACGAACACCCGGCCATCCGGCAGGGTAAACTCGAAGTTGATGCTCGTGATATCCGTGGTCGCTGAAAGGTCAACCCCAACAATGCAGGGGATCCCTTCCAGGTGAAGTTCGATAACTTCCTCTTTGGAAAGCCTCGGACACTTTCTCCACTTGTCCATATCCATCCAGCGGGTTTCACTATTGACCCAAACATTCAAATGCTTGCACAAAAAGTTATTCTGCGCGGCTGGAATCTCCATGGCCTTCTTCGCTTTATGCTGCAGGTCCTCAAGCTTCACCGATACACCCAGATTCGGATTCGCCTTCGCCCAGGTTGTTGGATCCCGCCAATCATTTTCTGGATCCATCTGTGCGATAAATGCAAAGTAGCGATCATCTTCCATGCCGGCTGTCTGGTTCAGGATTTTTGAGGAATATTCATATTGCTCATAACAGATGCCGTTATGATTGAACCCCGCTGTAGTAATGGCATAGATGAGCGGTTGCTGGCGCGCCCCGGTTGCAGTCTCGAGTACATCCCAAAGCTCCCGGGTCTTATGCGCATGCAGCTCATCGATCAGTGCAAAATGGATATTCAAACCATCCAGGCCGTCTGCGTCTGCAGATAGCGGTTCAAACTTGCTGAAGGTATCCGGCATGCTCATGTTGAGCTTATAGACATTCACCAACGAACTGACTTCCGGTGATGTCATAACCATGCGTTTCGCTTCTTCGAAGATAATCTTCGCCTGGTCGCGCTTGGTTGCAGCGGAATAAATCTCCGCCCGAGCCTCTCCATCTGCCAATAGACCATAAAGGGCAATGCCGGCAGTCAGTGTCGACTTGCCATTCTTTCGCGGCACCTGAATGTAGGCTGTTCGAAACCGCCGGATCCCGTCTTTCTTTCGAACCCATCCGAAAATGGATCCAACGATAAAGCACTGCCACAGCTCCAACTCAATGGACTTTCCCGCCCATTCTCCAGTGGTATGCTTCAGAAACGGAAAGAAGTCGATCGCGCGATCCGCAAGCTCTTTATCAAACTTGTACGGATACTTCTTGCGTACCGACTTCTTCAGATCAGCCATATGTCTTTTACAGGCTAGCTTCACCAGCTTGCATGCTGGAATATTGCCGGCCAAAACTTCCCTGGCATACTTGGTCGTTCTATCCACTTCGACCACCCTTTATGAAGCTTGCAAAAGGATTCTCCATCTTTTCAGCCTGCTCCATAGTCAGCGAGGTTCTGGAACTTGGTGTCATTCCAAACTCCTTACAGAAACTCACCATCTGCTTCATCGCAGTGTTCGCGATCCCCACTTCCGGACGCTGAATGATATTCCCCTTATCAGATGTATAGGTCATCCCTTTTTCTTTCACCAGCTTCTCCGCTTGCACCCATCTGGAAAAATTCATGCAATAGGCCGATAGCGCCGCTTCATCTGCCTTGGTCAATAATCCAACCTTATGCAGCACTGGTGCGATCCGCTTCCATTCCTTCTTGGCCAAGCGGTCCAAATGAGTCGGCGGTTTGATCTCGCCTTTCTCATTCAGCTCATACTTTTCAAATTGCGGTTCGCCTCTGTTCAAAGGTCGCTTGCTGGGATTCCCCTGAAGCTCCCGAAGTACAGTTGGCTTTTTCGCCGGTCCCCGTTGTCCCATAATTTCACCACCTAGCTAAACTTTGTTATAATATATTTGAATAAATAAAAGGAGATAGATATGATATTAGATTATGTAAAAAAATACGAATTTGATGAAACTACTCCATTTAATCACAATTTATTAGTTAGACTTGAAACACTTCGAGCAGGAATCTATCATCTTGGTTTCGAAACTAGAAAAATGGAATTGCTCGCACTTCAAGATCCACGATACACCTCAAAGAGACAAAAAGGTAAAGCGGTCATAATGTTTATAATTCCTGAAGCTATCGTTCTTGATAACTACTTTAATTGGTTTGCGATATCGGTTTGCAACTATGCGCGTCTTGTCGAAACCGCACATCAACTAACTCTGAACAATTGGTCCATAGACTCTTTTGAAGATCCTGAGGTAAAAAAAATAATCAAGCGTAAAACAAAAAGCTATCTTGAAGAAGTAGCACCTGAGATTAGTACATGGAGAAATAAAATTTCTGCTCACTTAACAATGACCGACCCTCTTAGTTCTGATAACTTAAGTATGATCAACAACTCTATGTTCAGTACAATCGGATATCACACACCTCTATATACAATTGGCGAATTCAAAGTTTGTCATAAAGATACAGGCGATATTGATCTTAAACATTGGGCTCTCACAAATGAATATTACAAACTCCATCAAAGATACTGGCGAAACAATCCTAATTCACTTCTCCCGAAATTACCCCCCCTTTGAAAACTTGCGGGTGCGTGAATGAAGGGCCACCGAACGGTCCCCTTCAGAGCAACTGTAGAGATTTGATCCCCCCTACCTATCTACCGAAACCACCGTCCTCGGTTGCAGTCTTGATGTTGTGGCATTCCTCACAGAGCGGCTGCCAGTTCTTCTCATCCCAAAAGAGATCTGGATCTCCTTTATGAGGGACGATATGATCCACAACCGTCGCCTGTCGAACGATTCCTTTGGCTGCACACCGAGCACATAGTGGGTTTCGTAATAAAAAAGACCGTCGGGCCTTTCGCCAACGGGATCCATATCCTCGCTGACTTGCCGATGGTCTTTGTTTATCCTTTTGTCTTTTGAACTTCTTTGCTTCGTGCTTATGCTCCTCACAATAATAGCCAGTAGTGAGGTTCTTGCACCCGATTTTGGCACATGGTTTCAGTGGTCTGCTTGCCATTTTCCCAAAATCACCTCCTGAATCATAGGACAGCCCGCATGAATACTGGGCTTAAAGGTGTTTTCCTAACACCCTTTTGAGTTTGTCGTATCTATGATTTTGTTAAACTCGTTAAAAAGCACTCAATCCCTGTCATATCAATGACTTTCCTTGTGTTGTAAAATCGCAGTTTAACAACCTAGCCATTTCGACAAGCTCAACAGAAAAAAATATAAAAACAGGTCAAAATCGAAAGCTCTTCAACGTTCTATCGAGATAGTCCTGTTCCACTCCAATATAGTCTAAAGTTTGCAATTCACTCCGGTGTCCATAAATCTTCATCAAGACCGGCAATGCATTCCTCTCGCCGCACTGCAAATAAAAATGGTACCCAAATGTTTTCCGCATACTATGCGTACTCAATCGGACACCATATTTCTCGCCTGCTTCAGTAATGATCTGATAAGCTCGTTGCCTGCTGATCGGCCGGTTGTAATTCTCCCTTGATCGAATCAGATAATCTTCATCCTCTTTGTCACAAACATACAAGGCAATCTCTCGCCTTAGCTCCGGATTCACGATAATCTTACGGATGTTGCCGGTTTTCTGCTCGGTCACCATGAAATACTCTTTGTCACGAACATCCGAAACCTTCAGCTTCAGTATGTCGCTAATCCGCAATCCGGAATAGATCCCCAGCATGAACAAGATGTAATCCCGATCACTCTGTAATCTCAGGTATTCAGTTATGTCTTTAAGCACCCGCTTGTCGCGGATCGGATTCGCCGCTGCCATATTTCACCTCACATAAAAAGAGAACCACTCTAGGCAGTTCTCCTTGATACCACTATAACATGAAATTGCTATGCAAATTGTTCCCTAAATGTTCCTTTTTGTTCTATTATAAAAACAATGAATTGATGATCAACAATGCAATCGAAACAACAATACTCCCGCCGGCTACATATCGTAGTTTCAACTTTGTTCTTGTGTTTGCAACTTTATCCACTAGCGCAAATATCCATGTTAGTACAATTAATAGAGCAATATTAAGGTAAACCATCTTATCAAGTTCTATACTTTCATTTGCCATTGCCGTTGTATTCAACCCAATCATAGAAAAAACCGCAACTAGAATCGCAATTATCGTAAGCATATTCCCGTATATACTCTTCTCAACCCCATCAACTTCATTAATTAATTTTTCAATCTTTGCAAGTTCAAGATGTACTTCTTCAAGTAGCCTTCTCGTTTCATATGTGTAATACTTTTTTGAAGGTACATATTCAAAAGAATTCAAAACATCAGTCATATTTACTCTAGCGAGTAAATCTTCTTTAATCTTGACAATCGCATCAGAAAAACCTATATTTATTATTTCTTCATTCGGAAGGAACATTAATTCAATATAATTCGCATAAGTCTTTCTTAGCCCTCTAAGACTCGGTGCTATCTTTTTAAATTCTTCAAATGATTCTTCAACTATTTTATTGTAACCAATAGAAGTTGTATTTACAAATCCACATGGATCGACAAGTTCAAAACATAATAAGCGATTCATGGTATTTAAGAAACCTATACTATTCAGTTCGCGTTTGTAAGTTTTTGAAAACTCATGAGATTTATCGATTAATTCTTGATACCTGGTCTCAACCTCTTCAAAGCGAAAATTCTCCTCATATATCGTCTTTTGAACACAGGACAACTTCTTTTCACCTTCTGGTTCATGTAATTCATCAATAGCTTTTAATGCAAGTTCAATGCAGGACAACTCTTGCTGATTTATATCATTTCTACTCTCACTAATTATAATCGCCATGTTTACCCCCACAAATTTTCCTTATATAGCTATATGAATAGTTTAACTCTTCTGAGATTTTTTTCAAGCTTCCACCAAAATCATTCTCATATAAGCAATTTTATGCACAATTCTCTCAAGAAAGTCGATCTGCCTATCAAATAATGGAAGATAACTTTTAAAATTAAGCAACTGCATTTCAATTCACAAAGAAGAGAACCGCTCGAAGCAGTTCTCCTTGATATCACTGTAACACACTTATCAATATGATCCTGTATCATCTTCGAACTATGATTAATATGTCTTTATCTCGATCCCATTGAATTCATTCAGTAGCTGCTCTACCTTGAAAAAATCTGTTGCTCCGTATTGTACTGGATAATAATACTTACCATCACTAACATTTACGTCAATAATATTTCTTTTTCCCAACGAGCTCCCAGATTGACGACCATTACAGATCGACAAACCATATAAGAAATTTATTGGTAATGTAGCTTCGAAGTTCTTTTCTACTACTGTCCACCTTCGATTATCCTCATTTGCTGAAACAACCGGTATCGCATAATTAGTGTAAAGCTCTTTGTACTTACCTGATAGACCAACGCCCGAACTATCTGCGTTTGTTGATAAAAACTTAACCCCTTGATATTCTTCCTCAATTCTAATCCACTCAAATACCAACTGCGGAATAATAAATTCATAGTTAAAGGGATTCTCAGCGTTCTTTTTCAGTGATGAAATAAAAAGCAATGGCCAGAGTATCAAATACTTTTCAAACAATGAAATTGCTTTTTTCTCATCATCATTCATTAATAAAGTCTTCAATTCCTCTCTAATATCACACGGTCTCTTAGATAAATCCAGCAGTTTAACCGAAGCATCTTTCTTGACGGAAAATTGCGAAACAACAAATTCACTTAATGCAGGTCTATCTAGTTCAAACCAGCACGTATAAATAGAACTTGCAAAATATATACATGGATATCCTGCAATACTATAGCGCTGAGGTTTAGCAAGTCTACGCTTTTCAAATGGAATATATGATAATTCATTTCTCCCGAAATCTTTTCCTACTCTAGCGCGGTACAAGTACTTACCATTATTTTCATTCAAAACTTCAAAATCAAGATACGGCTTCAGACTATTTAAAAGTTCATTCATTTTTTTTGTTGAAAGACTTGGCTTACCCTCAAAACAAAATTTTAAGGATTCTAATATTCCACTGCACGTACCGTTAATAATGTTATAAATGTCTTTTTTACCCTCTAAAAAACGAGATTCTAAAATCTTTCCAAGATAATAACTATATATCACTTCGACGTCGATATAGAATTTATCCTGTTTAGACAACTCTCTATCTGCTAAACTTTTCAATAAAGTAAAATCAAATAATTCATACTGAAACAATAACTCTTCAGTCGTACTTGGTACTTTGAATCCAACTATATTTTTCTTTCCCTTGAGAAAAAAAATATCTTGAAACTCATTTATGATATCATTATTCATGCTATATTCCCTCCAACTTTTTTATTTTTTCTGAATAAAGACGTCTAGTATAAGAATAACTATAATTTAGAATTTCTGCAATTTCTTTCAAATTTTTATTCTCGATTATCTTTAATTTTAATAATTTATACTCTACTCCCTGCATGTTACTTATGTACTCCTCTATGGACTTTTTGCACACTTTGATCTTTAACAGCAATGTCTGATACTTCTCGATATCATTCTCAATCGCTGTAATATGGGATAACTGCTCTGCCATATCCAGACTTGGTTTTCCACCGTCAACTTTTGGCTTAGTATAGTCGATCCCTGAGATATCACTAATCGGATTCAACCAACCTTCCACGATCGCATCCTTTTGCACGATAAGTGACTTAAGCCGTTCCTCGTAAATCTCGATCTCCCTACACAAATCTTGATAACACTTCACAAATTCCATCTACACCTCTCCCTTCGCAATAAAAAAAGACACTCCTGACTTATTATCAGAAGTGTCCGCCGGCATGTCCGGTAGGACTGCTATATTTTTTCTCGCCCTTTCAAATTCAAATTGTAACTCAAAGTACCCTGGTGAACACTGATCGAAATATCGAAGTAATCCAATCGCCCTTGGGCTTCGACCGTCGCCAATGTCGCCTGTACGTACTCTGTAATCCTTTCCTCAAGTTTCTGTCTCTTCTCATTTTGTCCTGGCATTTCTCACCGTCCATTAATTATTTTGTACTGCAGTTCAATACTTAGTCGAATCAGATCATCTTGAACCAACGGATCACTCAAGTCATTCGTATCGACAATCGCTAACTGCTGGCAAAGTATATCTCTCAGTTCTTGCTCCATATCCCTCTCCTAAAATGGAATCTCATCGTTATTCTGGAACTCTTCAAATCCTGCCATTGGATCTTCCGCTGCCTTTTGTTCATGATCATCTTGTTGCTTTTTTTGACTCGCCCAATCAATGATCTCAACCCGATCCGCCATAATCTCTGTCACATAATGCCTGACTCCATCACGGTCATATGAATTACTTCGCAACTTGCCTTCTACAAGGATCCGCTTCCCTTTTTTCGAATACTTTGAAAGGAAAACCGCAGGAGCACCGATCGCCTTCACCAAGAAAAAGTCTGCATTCTGCTTGCCTTGTTGCTCTCGCTTCTCTCGCATTTCTTTCGAATATCCTCGATCCACGGCCAGCTGAGTTGTCGCCAACGGGGTTCCATTCAGAACCTCATAATCCAAATTGACATCGGATGCCAGTCGGCCCATTTGTATCGTTTTATTCATGTCGTGCCTCCTTAGTTACAAAACGTCTGCTTTGCGCCTTTATCATCCCCCTCAGGGAACGCCAGCTCAAATTCTTCTCGAGTGATCAAAACATTCTCGATATACGCATCATAGATCACCTCGTTCATAATCGGATAAAAATCAGGATTGATAAATACCTTTTGAGCCACAATCCAAATATTCCCCTCATCGAGCAAAGTCTCAATAATTTGTCTTTCATCCCGCCCAAAGATAGGAGCTGAACTATTTACCAAGCAGTAATGCAAGTGAACATACACTCTTGCTTCCCGCTCCATCAAAGGCCGGTCCATTTCTGCTTCAAAGAATTTCTTGGTCTCTTCAGATACTGCCCCTCGTACAAAATCCATCTTTCTTCTTGAAACTGGTACATGACTTAGCATTCCACTTCCTCCTTCTCTCTTTCTCCCTTTCCAATCACAAGCTCATCAACATCAAACTCTGCAATCACCCTGTCACTCTTTTTCCAATACTCTACAAAGATTCGCCCATGGGTCTGTAAGTATAATCGCCCAGGCAACTTTTTATCCTTGATCCAAATGTGGTTCAGGCACCTCCCGCAGTATGCCTTTCCCCCAACAACATGCAGTATCGCATTTCTAACTGATCGATTGCATGCGCCGCAGTTGATCATTCTATTCGCCATGCAAACGATGATCGAGATTCGGATCCGTAAAATGGATGACGTTTCCGCGGGCACATTCAATTATCCGTCCTCCAATCGCTCGATCCATTTTAATCAACTCTTTTGTAGATTTCTCACACGTAATCACGAGCCCCTTTTTGTTGTTATAGCGATGATCAATGATTCGGAACATCGCATCAATATGAGTCATCAATGGGCTCTTCTTCCCATTCCACTCTCTAATGGTTGTTCTGAAAATATCGTCAATCACTAGAAGCTCCGCTTCCTCGTACTCCTTAATCACCTTGTATAGATCCTTCTCTCTTTTTGCATTTGCGAATGCATCTATCAAGTCATGGAATGTCACAAATCGAACCAGAACATTCTTCTCGATCAAGGCATTAGCGATTCCAATTGCTAGATGCGTTTTCCCTGCGCCATTCTGACCCATCAGCATAAAATTCATATGCATTTTGTATTGACCAAATACTTCTACATACTTCTTGGCACGCATCAATGCATTGACCTGTTCCTCATTCTTTGGTCTATAGTTTTCAAGCGACTTATCTTGAAATGCAACTGCAATCCCACTGGCTTTCAAGGCCGCTTCTGCTTTTCTTCGATTCACACACTCACAAGGCCGTGCATATTCATATCCGTCTTTTACAACGGTCACCCAACCGGTATCCCGGCATGTGTCACACCGATACTGTTTAGCCGGTACATTGATTCTGTTACCAGTTGTTCCAATCCCGTTCTGCAAGATCTGGTTCAAGGCTGTCATTCATTCCACTCCCTTCATCAAACTTTCGCTCTTTTGCTTGTTGTTCCTCATATTTGCCAACAACCCAGCTTAAAATTGCCCGATAATCACTTACGTAATTCCGTCCATGGGCACCTTTGTAATTATCTAGGATTTCAATCATTTGATCAGCTGCTGCCTGTCCATGCTTTTCGATCAATCGCTGATATTCAGCTTCTGTGAGTTCCACATTTTCTGCAAAATCAGTTTTGGGTTGTTTGGGCGCGCTTTTCTTATTACTATTCTTTGCTTTACTATTCTTTACTATGCTATGCTTTCCGCGCGCGCCTGTATGCACTTCTGTTGCAGAATCAGAACCGATACTGTCACTATCAGCTTGTTTCTGTGTACTTTTTCCGCCTACTTCACCACTGAAACACTCGTTTTCATCGTGTTCTTGTTGCTTTTCTTCCGTAGTATCATTATCGAAACCATCATTCTCGTCGGGTTTCTGTTTGGTTTCTGTTGCAGAAACTTGGCAGAAATGTTCTCTCATCTTGTCAAAAATAATGTATTCGTCAACAACAACTACCTCTTCACGTCGTTTTGCGACCTCAAAAAATCGCTTTTGAATCCCCTGTGAAGTAATAATCTGATGATCATTGAAAAGCCTTTCATCGAACAATCCTGCTACAATGCAATCATCTACAATCTCTTGGATCTCATCCATGCTGAGCCCTTCAGTTTCACGTTTGAAGTTTACTTTCGATACTTTTGTCCATTCAAGGTAGTAGCCCTTAGCATATATCTTTTGAAGAAGCTTCACCCAAATATAGATGCCATTTGCCCCATGGAGTCCTTCGATATATCCAACTTTGTCGTCAAATACAATGTCCATAGGGAAGTAATCAAGTCCCTCTTTTCTCGGTCGCGCCATATCCTCACCCTACCTCTGATAATTCTTCTGTTACTTCTTCCGGAAAAAATTTCGCTATCCCAGCGTTATAGATCCGGTAATACCTTGAAGCGCTCAAGCCGCACTTCCGAGCAGTCTCTTTCACTTCCAAACCAAGATATTCCCGATAGTAATGAAGCCTAAAAAACATTCGATCTTGGTCTGTCAGCTCAATTTTTGCTGTTACGGTCTTAAAGTCCTTTGCAAACTCTCTCGTCGCATAAGTCTCATAAGTCACTGGCAATAATTCATCCAGCTGCTTCTTGATAACGCTCCGTTCATCCATCATGATTTCGGCATTCGCATACTCATGACGGTCAATGCACATCCTGCTTTCAAATTCAAGCGCAGCCATTCTCTGCTTCAGTTTCTGGATCTTTTCATGACTTCCGTTGCGCTTTGTACCACAGTACCGCGCCCACTGTTCCTTTAATGATTTCACATGCTCTCGCATACCTGTTCCCCCTGGATCTCTATCCATTAGCTTCCAGTTATGCTATAATGAATAAGAGTTATTTTTGGTCAAATACTCATTGGATCCGCATTGCCGTGCGGGTCTTTTTTCTTGCTCAAAATTCATGACTTGTCTGGAATCGCCATACTGAATCTTCTCGTTTCGATTTCCACATACCGGACAAATCCGCTCACTTACAATCTGATAGCCATTTCTATTCCATGGATCGGTTCTTCTAAACTGCTTTGTCTCTACATCATTGATGCTGCTTCTGCAATTAACACATTGACTCATTGTCCTATCCCCTCAATTAATGCCTGAAGAACCAACTGGATCCTCATATCCACTCCTTCAGGAATTTCTTCGATATACGTCAAATCGATCTCTCCCAACACTTGCTTTGAGAAGTCCACACTTGCTTGCAGCTCCCCATATGAATCCATCACCAGCTCGCGATCAGCTTCAAGGTATGAAACCGCCTCTTGATATCTCTCGATCGAATTTCGTTGCTGAACCGCAACCATAAGAAGCATGATGATTAGAATAACAAGAGCAGGAATGACTAATACATCAATTTTCATTTGCACTTTGATTTTCGACCGCTCTACCTTTCTTTCATTCAAATTGTCATTCATCTTCTCACCTCATAACGAAACCTTATTCTCTTGCATTGCTCTTGTAATTGAAGGCCGCTTCATGATCTGAACCAGATCGTTTCTTTCAACATTCGCTTCGTACCATTCATCCAAGTGCCTTCTGGCAAATAGCACTCTGCCTCGCTGAACGAACGGAATTCCCTCTTTACGATAATTCGATCGCAGCCAACTCTCAGACATGGCCAAGTACTTTGCCGCCTGGCTTACGCTCATATACTCACGTGATTCAACAATATCCAAATTTGCTTTCTTAATCGCGCTCATCACAGCACCTCGAACAGTCGCTTCAATGAATTCCTCCATCGTCTGTCCCTTCTTTTTCTCATCAAACATTGACATGCTCATTCCCCTTTCATGCTTTCTTGTAATAACCCTTCTTGATCATCTTCATCTCCAACCTGTGCTCCAGGTCTGACAAATCCATTTCAAATGCCTCAGACATTTCAATTAGATGCATCTGGATCGCCGGCATGATATCAATGATCTGCTCTTCGTATCTCATAAGTTGCTGCCATTCATCTCTGGTAAACTGTCGCCGGTCCCTTTTGTTCACTACCAGCTTCCGCAGTCTTTCGATATTACTGATTAGCTCAGCCGCTTCCTCAATCAAAACACTCATTCCAACAACACGATGATCATCAACCAGGTTCAATACAGGAACGTTGAAGAATCCAGTTCGGTATTCGAAACAATACTCTGCCAATAAGCGATTGCTCTTCAGCACCTGCGTGATCCGGTATGCATTATCAGAAGAAACATCTTTTCCAGACTCATACTCTGATATCGTGGACTGTGTTACTCCGATAGCTTCGGCCAATTCAGTCTGGCTCAGGCCGGCTTTTTTCCTTTGAAACGCTAACTCTGTAGAAAATGACAAATAATCACCTCCAAAAATATTGATACGGTCAATAGAATACTGATGAATTATCGATGCGTATTCTATACAATTAAACTAGAAACGCTTCACAAACCTCTCCCAGGGTTTTATGTAGAAGCATTCGCCCTTCGCGGACCAATTCGTCAAAATCATAGCCCTGGTGAACGAGCACCGCGATCTCTCTTGATATCTCTCTAGCATTTCGTTGCATTTCATCTGTGATCAGATTCGCCCTCTGATCAATCATTTTCAATAACATTTCTCACCTCGCTTGTACGGTCACGCAAATGGCCGTCATTTCTTTGGTAGTTTTCAATCATCCAGACAACCACTGGATCCAGAACCAATCCGCAACGTATGCAGCGTTCAGCACCTTGCTGGATCTCACAATGGCAACGTGGGCATTCACTGAGTTCCTGGTATCTTGTATCGATTCTGCTAAATCCAGCCATTACGTTATTCCTCATTTTGACCATTATTAATGGACTTTTCTTTCAAAAAAATATCATCCGGTTTTAAATCGAAAATTTTGGCTATCTCAACAGCCATGTCGTACTTCAATCGAATAGAACCATTTACTAGGGCAGAAACATACTGCTTGCTTTTGCCTAGTTTTTCTGCAAGTACAGACATCGTAATTCCTTTCCTTTCACATAATGTTTTGATCTCTTTACCATAATTCAAGGTATCACCTCCAAAATATCCATTTATAATGTACTTCAATTACAAATATAGTCCAATAATTATGGACTGTCAATAGTTTTTTCTATTATTCACGGATTATCCGCATTTTTCCTATTTCAATAAGGCAAGTCCATGTATTTTTGACTATAATAGTAAATAGGGTGAGGTGAGATTATGGATTTTCAAGATAGATTAAAAAATGAACGCAAACGTTCTGGTTTGACACAGGATGAATTTGGTAAGAAGTTTGGTCTCTCAAAACAAGCTATTTCGTCTTATGAAAATGGTATAAGCTATCCCAATCCAGATATTTTAAAATCTTTTGCAAAATTCTTTGATGTTTCTGTAGATTACTTACTCGGAGAAACAAATGTGAGAAATTACACCGAAACACTCGCTTTTCACACTACTGAAGATCTTACCGAAGAAGAGTTGGAACAAGTAAAACAATACATAAAGTTTTTAAAGAGTCAACGGAATGAAGAGTAAGGAGCACAGATAATTTGTGCTCTTTTTTCATAAACAAAAGTAGAGATTGAAAGCATGATTCACTCAGAAAGTTTAGGAGGTCACATATATGGAACACGCAGTAATAGAATCAATGTATAGCGAAACAATAGATGATCAACATCTTTACAATTCTACTTCTATACAAGAATGCCTAACTGTAGCTATGCACGAATATGATGTTGAGCGAAATAAAAAGCAAAGTCTTGACAATAGAGCAAGTCTAATAGTTACCTTGTTTTCAGGTATCATTATTGCGATTTACAATAAGCTTCCTATTGATGCTTTTATCACTCTTGTTAATCAGCAATTAACATTTTTAGTATTAACTAAAATACTCTTAATCCTTGGTACATATGTAGCACTTTTCTTATCCCTATATTCTGCAATTAAAATCATCATTGTTGCTTCATATGATAATTTCGATATCAAATTATTAGATACCGACTTTATCTCAAGCCCAAAAATCGATTCAGTACCAATGCTACTAAAAACTTACCTCATCTTAACCGATAGACACAGAGCATATAATGAAGATTCTGCTACAAATTTATACAGAAGCCAATGTTCAATGCTTGCAGCAGTATTTATGATTTTTATTTATCTGATTCTTAAATAATCTTGGAGGTGCATAATGAGCGATAATAAGAAAAAATCTGAAAACAACATCGATATTGATCTATCAAAAATCAGGACAAAAGCTGGTAAAAAACCTACTGTTCTTAACAAATCATCCGGGATCGTCCAATTGCGTGAAGGCGCTGGTCCTGGTCCAGGAATTAGCTGTGAACGATTTAGTAAAAATGATGAAAAAGGAAAATCAACTAAATAATTTCATTTTTTGACGAAAGAGTTTATCCGTTTACAGGTAAACTCTTTTTTCCATTATATAACTCATCCAACTTTGATCTTACCTTTACACTTTACATTAACTTTTACTCCAAAATTTGACACGAACGCTTGTTCGGTGTAGTATTCAATTAATAATTTTTATGAGGTGATCAAAATGATATCAAGTGATTCGCTACATTCTCTTGCTCAAGAACACAGTATAACGATCACGCTCGCTGCTTTGCCAAATAAGATAAAAGGAATTTACCATTTATCTTCGGATAATCAGTCAAACATAATGCTAAATCAATGTCTTGCTGAGGGAACATCCGAGTATCGTAGTATTCTAGCTGAAGAACTTGGTCATTATTTCACATCAGTAGGGGAAACACCATCTCTTTCCGATATGCCGTACTGTGATAAAGTTCAACGTGATAGAACAGAATTAAAGGCAATGCGATGGGCAGCTGATTTTCTAATCCCGACTGAACTACTCCTTAGCAGGATTGAGGACTGTTTGGTCTCGAGTCTTCAGGAGCTCGCTGACGCTTTTCTAGTCACCGTCGAGCTCATTCAACACAAACTGTACTACATGTCCTGCAAGGCGCTCTACTGGCCTCTGGCAAGCGGCAAACACCTTTGCCTTGCCTCTCTCCCATCCATCTATATTTTCGATCCAAATATCGGTGGGATCGATTAAATCGCATATCTTTATTGCTGAGATTTTGAAAGAATATAAGTGGACATAGAAAAATAGAAAGGAGAGAAAAATGGCAATGACAAAAATAGGACCGAAAAAATATCGGTTCAGAATCATGAAAGACGGCGTCACCTATTCAAAGTACTTTAATGGATTAGAGTCCGCCGCAAAGAAAGCTCATATCGCTTTCCAAGCAGATGTCGAACGAGGTGTAATCGGCCAAGAAGAAAACATGACTTTCAATCAGTTGGCTCAGCTGGTGATTGATCATTATGTGAAGCCAAACCTCAGGTACCAGTCACAGCTGATCTATCTGAACTCCTTCAACAAGCACATTCTTCCTGTACTGGGCGCAAAGAAGATCGGCAAGATCAAACCACTGCATATCCAAGAGCTCATCCAGGACATGCACAAGAGAGGTTATAAACGCACATCGCTTGAACAGATCCGAACCTGTATCAACGTCTGCTTCAAGCAAGCTGTCAGGTGGGAGTTCATCACAAAAAATCCCTGTCAGTTTATTCAATTACCAAAAAACAACACAGGTCCTAAAGAAGAATTGATCAGCGCAGATGAGATTAATCGCTTGATCCAGCGGTTTGACAATGAGAAAAATCTGATGCACAAGACAATTTTCTATCTGGGCATCTTCTGTGGATTAAGAAACTCAGAAATCAGAGCTCTTACCCTGGATGATATCGACTTTGCAATGTCAAGCGTCCGGATCGACAAGCAGCAGGGCTCCTACTTGGAAGATGGTGTCGTAAAAATGGGACCTGTGCCGCCAAAGACTGCTGCCGGATATCGAACAGTCTATGCTCCGCAGTTCGTCATGGACACGATCAAGGAATATGTAATGACAGCGCCTTACATCCCAGCATCCAAAGAACTGTTCTTCAACGTCAGAACCGGAAGACCAATAACAAAGGCCGGATTGAGCAAATGGTTCCGATACATTGTAAGATCCGAAGGCTTCCCACCAATCCGCTTTCATGATCTGCGGCACATTCATGCGACCTTGCTCGTTCATAGTGGTGTGATTGATAAAACTGCAGCCAAACGCCTTGGGCATAGCAAGGTATCCATGACCAAGGATGTCTATGCCCACAACCTGGATTCTGAAGATAAAAGAGCAGTAGGGCAAATTGAAAAGTATGTAGAAAAGAGCATTAAAAAACGATGAGGGCCAACTCAAATTGACCTTCATCGTTTCAATTAGATAATTCATACACACTATAGAATTCCCATGGCTTTAACACTATAAAACAGCTATGGACAATATTAATGTATATACCGATTAAGCTCTCCTGCTTATTTTACATTTCTTTTGTCAAAGGTGTACTAGAATACTCTTTAACACGATCAAGTAATTCCCTATTGAAATGCAAACTATCCAGTGCAATATCAAACTGGACTTTATTTTTATCTACATAACCTCTCAGTATCAGCGCAGCAAAACATTGGACATCAATAGCATGTTTTCTTTTCAATTCAAAATGAACCTTCCCATAACTATGAGCCGACGGATTTCGTAGTTCATCAAACATTCTTAAATAAAAATCCCAATAACTCATTTCCGCTCTTTCAAACATCTCATCTGGTTCTATTCCGATTAGATCACGCCATCTCAATTTATGTGCAAGTATTCTGCTTTGCTTTTTTCGATTTGGAGGCTCTCCTAAAATTAACTCAGCACAACGGCATGCTTGCACGATACCTCCTTCCATACTAGTTATTGAGTCTGCCTGTTCCCAAACTTCTGGTTCATGTGAATCATGCATCCTATAAGGTGAAAGTCCAAGCTCACATATCAAGCAACAATAATGAATTTGAAATGATGATAATAACAAAGCCGTAGCAGTATAGCACCGTTCATCCCGGTTCATCAATTCTATCATTGGTGCAAGATCAGCAATATCTGTCGCTTTAAAATGACGACCATCACGAATAAAAAGCAAATCAAGATTACTAACATCAGCAAACTTTTGATCCTTTAATGAATCACTTTGTGAAAAATAATATATAAATTTATATTCCAATATATTCTCAAAGTCTGCACCTTCAAACGCATGATAGTAAGCCAAAGAAAGATTAATTAAACTTCCAGCCGTTTTCCAAAATTCAATCTCTTTAACTGATGTATCTACCTCCGAAACCATTAAGGAGTTTTTATTTTTCGAAGCAGTCCAAACATACACTTTTTCATATTGTGTTTCAAACAGAAAATTATACTCGCCAACTACTGGCCCAAAACTATTTTCCAAACTAATACCCTTAATAAATGCATGGTATGCTCTCTCATTAGGTATATCTGGTGGATACAATTTCCTCGCTTCCTCTTCTCGAATACGGCTTTCTTCAGGTGAATCTATTATTCTGTCCGTTATTTTATCTCTTATTTCATTGTTCAATCATATCACCTCACTATAACCTAGTTATGACTTAACTCTCCAATTCGAATAGTATTACTTTTTAAGTCTAGTCCGTAGAAGTATGTACTTTCCCCGGTTATGTAATTAGGTAACTGCAGCAAATTTACGAGCAGCCTGGCGCTGGTGTTAATCCTCCATAGAGAGGTACTTCTTGCCGGTGGTCCATTTCTCATCTTGCTACATAGGCATAGCGTCAATCAGGCGAATCAGTGAAGTTTCCATTCGAAAGATACGGATTGCTCGCCAACATCGCCGGATCTCCTAATTCAGTCTTTCTATGCTGTCGCTGGTTCTAAGCAATTTGCGATACTTCTTTGGGATGCTCATTACAGCCATTGTATAATGACTACTTTACTTATCAACATTCTTAATCTTTCCATTGAAATTTCTAGATTCCAGTAACCTTATCTGAAGTTCATTTTGTTCTAGGATTTTTTTCTTTTTTTCTTCAGATAAACATACCTTTTCATCTTTGGTTAGAAATGCAAACCGGATTATATTCATATCAGTATAATCTATTGATTCTTGTGCATTTTTGAGATAGATCTTCCACCTCAAATTGAAATCAATATTATCTTCGTAATCAGCATAAAAAGTATTTTTCGAATAAAGATTTTCATCTTGGAACAAATATAATTCAGCAATTATATCAAGCAATAAAAATATTCTTGTATTATTATCTCGTAAAATCCGAGACTCTTCTACACCGTCTAATAAGTGCAAAACTCTATTTCTGTTAAATTCTTTTTGTACACCGACTTCCGAATCGTCGAACCTGAGATAAAAGACTTTGTCCATCATAAACTCAAAGTATTCAATCTGATTACTTAACCACTTTTGAGATTTTGGATTCGTATTCTTTTGCTTATTCTTTTCTTCTAAATAACTGACCAGATTTTTTGAAAAGACTTTGATCTTGAAATCGCCTTTTTTATTTGACGATTCAATTTCATCAGATTTTTCAATCGCCCATTTTCTTAATACTGATTCAACAACAGGAACTAAGCTGATATATGAGCAAACATAGTTACGGATCATTAAATCATATGTAGCACTTTCTATAACTCGCATCGAGCCTGTAAACACTTTTGACGGTTTGTATCTATATTCAACTTGATACGCGCGTTGCCATGGCTTAATTACCATCCTTAATATTTCTCCGTCCAGACCTCCCCATGCTGGATCCGGATTTTCTAGACAATTTAATAGCCTCTTTACCATATTTCCCGAAACACAAGGGTATGGTGGAATGGTAAGCAATTTTTCTTTTAGATATTCATCGATCCTATCATACGATTCCCAAAGGTTCATAGAATAACCTCCAATGCTGACTTATAGTCAAAATATGTATGAGAGGTTTCATCGCAGGACCCAGGAACACAAATACGAGATTGGATTGATATGATCTTCCTATGAAAGTATGTTTGTCCATATTAGTTAATGCCTCCTTTTTTTCCACCACCATATTTATTCAACTACAAATAAAAGTTTACCACATCTCATTAATATTTCCTATATTTAGAGAATATGCTATTTTACAACTCTATTTTTTATTGTGAATCTGAAACAAAGCAACTCATTGCAATTCACAGCATGTAGGAGCATATAATGTATTTCCCCTAGATAATCATGCATTTCCTCTTACTGTTCCGAATTCAGAAATCAAATTGGGTTCAATCATAAAATAGAGTAAGATCTTCTTCATCACTCAAACCCTTATAACGCATCTCAAACTAGTGGATATAATCATCCGAATGGAAAAAACTTTATCTATGCGCGTCTGGACTATTCATATGGTTCAGGTATATTGTTCGCTCCGAAGGCTTCCCGCTAATCCGTTATCATGATCTGCGGCAAATTCACGCGACCCGGCTGGTTCATAGTGGTGTGATTGATAAAACAGCAGCCAAACGCCTGGGGCATAGCAAGGTATCCATGACCAAGGATGTTTATGCCCACAACCTGGATTCCGAAGATAAAAGAGCAGTAGGGCAAATTGAAAAGTATGTCGAAAAGAGCATTAAAAAACGATGAGAGTCGGTTCAAACTGACCCTCATCGTATTTTTATGCAAGATATTTCATGCAAAACTATTTATAAAATTTCTATGGTTTTGACCCCTAAAAACAGCTTTGGACAAATGGATTTGTCCAAAATTTGTCCAAAACGCAATTTTTGTCTATTTCAAATCGCTACAACCGTTGCAATTCCTAGATAGTTGAACCACAGTTTCAACATGGGGGGTGTTGGCAAACATATCAACTGATACGGCCCTTGTGACTTCATAGCCGGCTTCCGCCAGCTGCTTAAGGTTTTCCACCAAGGAACTTGCCTTGCAGGATACGTAGACGATATTTGGGGCATTAAAGGCAATAATCTTTTCCAAAGCCTTAGGAGCGACGCCCATGCGCGGCGGATCTAGTATGATCACATCTGGATTGATGCCTTGATCAGCCAATTGGTCTACCTTTTCAAATACATCACCGGCAATAAATTG